TGATCGGTCGCAGGCGTCGTCGCGGCAAATTCTCGGACTACGGGATATGGAGGGCCTGATTGGATAAGTTCGCCCGCTACGTCCAGCAGTTCGAGGAAGCGCTAGAAGCCAGCGATGGTGGCCGCAAGGAAGCCGAGAAGGCGCGCAACTACTACGACGGCAACCAGTTCACCGCCGACGAGATCAGGGCGCTCCAGAAGCGCAAGCAGCCGATCACGCCGGAGAACCTGGTGAAGCCGAAGATCCAGGCGCTCTGCGGGTTGGAGCGGCAAGGCCGGGTCGATCCGCAAGCCTATCCTCGCGTTCCCTCGAAAGAGGACGATGCCAACGCGGCAACCGATGCCCTTCGTTACGTCGAAGAGGATCAAGACCTCGACATCAAGAAGTCCAAGGTGTTCGAGGACATGCTCATCGAGGGCATGGGCGCGGTCGAGGTCGGGGTCCGCCAGCTCAAGAACGGCATTGTCGATCCGTATGTCTGCCGGATTGCGTGGAACCGGCTCTATTTCGACCCGCACTCGGCGGAAGCTGATTTCACCGACGCATCGTTCGTTGGCTACGTCACATGGATGGACTTCGAGAAGGCGCTCCAGAAGTGGCCTGACAAAGCCGATGTCCTGCAATCCACGCAGGCACGCGGCGTCTCATCGACGTTCGATTCAATGGACGACAAGCCCAAGTGGGCAAGCTGGTACGATTCAAAGCGCAAGCGCGTCCGGATCAACACGCATTACCACCTCGAAGGCGGGGTCTGGAACAAGTGCGTGTTCACGCTGGCGGGCGAGCTTGAGGCGTCGGCCCCGTCCGTATTCATCGACGAGGAGGGCAATCCCGAAAACCCGCTGCTGATGCAGTCGGCCTATGTCGATCAGGACAATGATCGCTACGGCATCGTGCGTGACATGATCCCGTTGCAGGACGAGGTGAACAAGCGCCGCTCGAAGTTCCTGCACATGGTCAACAACAACCGTTTCCGTATCGATCCGGCCTTGGGCCAGGACAAGGAAATGGTTCGCAAGGAGCTGGCGAAGCCGGACGGGATCGTGGTCGGCGATGCCCAGAGCGTCGAGTTGCTTGAGAACACGGCCAAGGAAACCGGACAGTTCCAACTTCTCCAGGACACGCGGGCATCGCTCAAGGGCAACATCGGCCCCAATGCCTACCTTCAGGGCAAGGCCGGGGAATCGCAGTCAGGTCGGGCCGTGCTGGCTCAGCAGCAAGCGGGCATGACCGAAATGACGCCGCTGCTCGACAACCTCCGACACTTCACCACGCGCATGTACCGGCAAATCTGGAACCGCATTCGCCAGTATTGGAACGGCGAGCGGTGGATCAGGATCACCGACGACGAGCGCAACGTCCGCTTCGTCGGCATCAACACGACGCAGGGACAGATCGCGCTCCGCAAGATCGACGACGCCGAGCGTGCCGGACAACTCCCACCCGAAGTCGCAGCGCAATACCGTCATGTGGCACAGTTTCATCCGGTGATGCAGCAGCCGGCCAACGTCATTGCTGAGCTGGACGTGGACATTGATATCGAAGAGGTCAACGAGACCCCATCGCTCCAGGCCGAGCAATTCGATTCATTGCTTCAACTGGTTGGAACGGGCGTGTTCGGAATGCCTGTGCCGCCGGAGGTTGCCGAGCTCATCATCGCGGCATCGAACTTCCGCGACAAGCAGAAGCTCATCGACATTGTTGAGAAGCTGAAGGCCGCAGCGCAGCAACCGAACCCGGCGCAACAGATCGCGGTGGCCGGAGAGGCTGCAAAGGTCGATGAAACCAAGAGCAAGACCGTGCTCAACATGAGCAAGGCGCATCAGAACGTGATGCAGCCGATGATCGACAGTTTTTCAGCAGGCGCGAACGCTCAACCGCAGCTTCCGCCGCAATAGTTTCAACGTCGAGAGGACGTGGAAAGGTGTCGCCGACCAACGGGCGTTTGAAGGGTCGCCGCCGTATCGGGCGAATGGGTGAAACATGGATGGACTTGATGATTTCCTGAACAGTGCAGAGCCGGTTGTCGAGGAGGTTGAAACCCCAGAAGCGCCGGAAACCCCCGTTGAGGCCGTGGAAGCACCGCCGCAGGAGCCGAAAGGCCCCGTTCGAGACGAAAAGGGACGCTTTGCACCGAAGGGCGAGTCGGAAACCCCGGCAGAGGCCGCGCCGCCAGCGGCCCAGGAACCAACTCTAGACCATGCCGCCCTGATCGGAGAACGACGCAGAAGGCAGGAAGCCGAGGAACGCTACCGCGTCCTCGAGGAACGCCTGAACAAGCTGGAAACCCCGGCTCAGCCCGCTCCCGAACTGTGGGACGACCCCGACGCTTACTTTAACCATCGGCTGACCGGCGTAATGCCGCAGTTGACGGAGCAGATTAAAGCCGAGCTCAGGGCCGACCGCATCCGGGAAAGCGCAACTGAGGCGCGAAGCAAATACCAAGATTATGACCAGGCCATCGACGTGTTTCACGAGATCGCCGCGCAGAATCCCGCGCTTTACCAGCAGATGGAAATGGCCCGCGACCCTGCGGAGTTCGCTTACTCGAAGGCCAAGTCAGAACTTGAGATTCGCCAGCACGGCGGACTTGATGGTTTGATCGAGGCCCGCGTGAAGGCGGCTCTGGAGAAAGCGCAGCCGGCTCCCGTCCAGACGCCTCCGGTTCCCGACACACTCGCGGATGCTCAGAGTGCGCGTGGATCGTCAGCAGAGACGCTGCACATCCCCACGTTCGACGAGATCCTGAAACGCTAACCACAGATGCCACGCCGTGAGGCGTCGCGTCCCAGCGCCCCTTCGGGGGCCAGAAGGAACCTCCAATGGCTTTGACTACCGTTACCACCAACCTCATTGAACAGAGGTGGGATAACGACTTCTTCACGTCCTACGTCCGCAAGAACCGCTTCAATCGGTACATGGGCACGGACGAGAACGCCGTTATCCAGATCAAGGAAGACCTCACCAAGAATCCGGGCGACCGTATTCACCTCGCGCTCGTCACCGAGCTGACCGGATCAGGTCAGACCGGCGACGGACTGCTCGAGGGCAACGAAGAGGCGCTTTCGCAGTACGAGTTCCCGATCGCCGTTTCGACCATCCGCCACGCTGTTGCCGTCACCGACAACCAGCAGCAGTTCACCGGCATTCAGCTTCGCGACGCCGCGAAAACGATGCTTCAGAACTGGGCGATGAAGAAGCTGCGTACGGACCTCATCACGCAGCTCGGCGCGATCTACGTTTCGGGCACCGGCCTTGTTGCTTACGGCTCGGCCAGCGCCGGCCAGCGCAATACCTGGGAGACCAACAACTCCGACCGTATTGTTCTGGGTGACGGCACCGTTGCCAACAGCGGCGTTCTCGCCACCGACCTCGCCTCGGTCACTTCTTCGATGAAGCTGACCAAGGACGTGGTTTCCAAGCTGAAGCGTGTCGCGGAGGTCGCATCGCCGATCATCCGTCCGGTGCGCGTCGGCGAGGACAGCGAGAACTATGTCCTGTTCGTCGGTTCGGGTGCGTTCCGCGACCTCAAGAGCGACCTCGCAACCACGTTGCAGAACGCTCAGGAGCGCGGCGACGGCAACCCGCTCTTCAATGACGGCGACCTGATGTATGACGGCGTTGTCATCCGCAAGATCCAGGAGATTGCGACCCTCGGCAACGTGGGTGCCTCCTCGGCTCGTGTCGAGCCGGTGTATCTCTGCGGCGCGCAAGCCCTTGGCGTTGCCTGGGCTCAGCGCACGAAGAGCCGCACGGACGAGCGCGACTACGGTTTCGTGCATGGCGTCGGCATCCACGAGATGCGCGGCGTGCAGAAGATCGTGTTCAACTCGAAGGACAACGGCATCGTGACCGGCTTTGTCGGCGCGGCTGCTCCGTAAGTCTGAGTAACTGAGGGGTCGGGGCTTAATCGCTCCGGCCCCCTTTTCTTCCATCGAGACGGGGGATTGCATGGCGACTTGTCTCGAAGTGATTTCCTACGCCATGCGCCAAGCCAAAATCCTTGGGCTGGGCAAGGAGCCGAAGGCCGCTGAAGCCGAAGAAGGCATGGCGGCGCTACAGTCGCTCTACGACCAGTGGCGCATCGGCGGAATGTTCGGGCAGCTCACCGACGTTTATCTCGATAGCGATGACGTGGCCGAAGAGGGCAAGCGCTATTACGTTCCCTCGGCCTCCACGCTCACCGCTCCAACGAGCGAATATGTCGATAGCTACGGCATTGTCCGCCAGCCTCGCGACCTCGCGCTGTATGAATCGCTCGATAGCGACGGAAATCAAACAGCCAAGCTTTACGACCGCACGGCATGGGTTGACCTCCTCGGGCTAGGACTGAGCGACATCGCCCCGCTTTCGGGCCGCAACGCCTACGGGCTAGCAGCGTGCCTCGCGACCTCCGGCGGGTTCATCTCGGTATTCGGCGGACAGGTCGATGAGCCGACCGTGGCGCTGGCAAGGCATTTCCTGTCGAGCCTGATGGGCAAGCAGGGCTCGACGCAGGACACCAGCGGCGCGGAGTATTACTAGGTGCCGTCGATCACCTTCGGCACGCAGGCCTACCGTCGATCGGACGGCAACTTTCCAGAACTCGTGCTCATCAACATGTTTGTCGAGAAAGCCGTCACGAGCGAAAACCAGGTTGCGATTATTTCGCGGTCCGGACTGGTTCCGTATATCGAGAATGGCGGCGGCCCGATCACCGGCATTTATGCCCGCAAGGGGACATTCGGCGGGGACGTGTTCACGATCTCCGACGGCGATCTCTACCAAGACACGAGTTCGCTAGGTGCAATTACCGGAGCTGGAGCGGTTTCGTTTGCTGGAGCTGCAACCGAGCTGTTAGTCACGATGGGCGGCACGCTTTACAGCTATGACGGCGCAACGCTGGCGGATTCAACCTTCGCAGGCTCGCTGTCCAATGACGTAACTGCAGTCTGTTTCATCGGGGACTTGTTCGTTGCCGTTGAGGCGGATTCGGCGCGGATATTCTGGTCTGCCCCGCTCGATGGGAGGACGTGGGACGCGCTGGATTTCGGGACTGCCGAGCGTGAAGCCGACAACCTTCTGGACGTTGCTCCTCTGGGCGACAACCTATGGTTGTTCGGCGAGGAAACCGTTGAAGTTTGGGCGCATACTGGCGATGCAGACCTTCCGTTCACGCCGCTGGAGAACGTCGCCTTCGACAAGGGCATCATGGCGACCGGCTGCGTCACCCATGCCGACAATACGCTTTTCTTCATCGGCTCAAACCGGGTTGTTTACCGCGTTGCCGACGTTCCCCAGCGGATTTCGGACAATTCGATCGAAGAGCGCATATTGGCATCGACGGGCGCAAGTCTGTTTTCGTTCCAGTTCGAGGGTCACGAGTTCGTCTGTGTCCGCCTGGATGACGAGACACTAGCCTTCGATTGCTCGACCGGGGAATGGTGCGAGTTTCAGAGCGTGCAGGGCAACTGGTTTGCCCGGAACGCCGTAACCGTCGGGGAAACGACCTATCTGGGCTCCGATAGCGACGGACAGGTGATGAACTTCGGGGGTTGGGACGATCTCGGCTCGGAACTGGAGCGAAGGTTTACTGGGGCCGCCCCGCTGGATGCGCCTACTTCGATCAATTCGGTAAAGTTGTGGGCGAATACCGGCGCAACCACCGTGCTTAACGGCCAGGGCTCGGATCCCGTCATTGAAATGCGCTTTTCCGATGATGCTGGAAACACTTGGGGTGAGTGGGAAGCGGACAGCCTGGGGGCCACTGGCGAATACCGCTCGGTTCCAGAATGCCGCGCCTTGGGAATGTTCGACTTTCCGGGATTCATGATGGAAGCGCGAGTTACTGACCCCGTTCCATTCAGGGTCAGCGCGATCAAGGTCAACGATCCAGTCGGCGGACGATCACGCTAGTGGCGCGGCTCCTTTCGCGACTTGCGGACTTCGGTCTCGCCGGGGTTCCGCAAGCGGTAAAAACATGGTCACAGCGCGTCTGTGAGCAGATCGAGAAGCAATTCACCAACATCCTCGAAGCGCTGATTACCATCGACGACGTAGCGCCGATCACCATTTCGGCGGACTATGCAGGGGTTGTCACTCCTTCCGACCAGCTACCGAAAACCGTCCTGTTTAAGCTGCGCGAAGGGTCAACCGACGTAACCACCGATGCCGCATGGACGGTCTCGACAGATAGCGGAGACATCACAGGCTCGATCGGGGCTTCGACCGGGGCTTACACGTTCACCGATATTGGATCGTCGGCTGTGGTCACGGCTCAGGCGGTCTACCAAGGCATCACGCGAACGCGGAAGCTGCCGATTACTTTTACGACTGGCACCCCTCCGGCAAGCGGGAGTGGCGGCGGGTCAAGCGCCAGCACTTCCACGTTCAGCACATTCAATTCGACCGCGATGGCAACCGTGGCTTCAATCACGGTTACGGCGGGTTCCGGGGGGATTGTCGATCTCGCGGCCCCGTTGCGCCTGATTACCTTTAGCGGCGCTCCCAGCGGCACATTCCAGGCGCATGGCATCTGGCAATGGGATTCGACCGGCGGCGGGGTGTGGGTTGACCTTGGAACAGAGACCACGAGCAGCCCGGATTGCGTTGTCTTTCTCGACTTCGATTCCGGCGAATATGGCGAAAACGACGGAACGCTTTCGGTTTCCTACCACAAGACGGGCCTGACCTCCGGCAGTTCCTACAACTTCAGACTCCAGGCTAGAAACCATAGCGGAACGCGGACGATGAGCCTTGCGGGGACGGCAAGCGGTGTCGGTTCGTAAGGCCTCGGTCGAGGACGCTGACCAGCTTAGCCGATGGGTTTTAAGGGATTTCGGCTCGCAGTCTGACTTCACGGGATTCTTCGCCTGTCCTCGCAATGTTTGCTTCATCGCCGGGGAGGGCGCGGCCTTCTTCGCATGGCACGGGCCGGGAATTTACGAAACGCACTGCTGCTTCGACGAACGTGGGCGAGAGGTGCGCGATCTGTCGCTGACGATTTTGCAAAAGATGAGGGATGAGCACGCCGCGCGCCTGATCTGGGCCGCAATCCCGAACGCAAGTCGCAAGGTCAAAATTTACGCCCGCTGGCTCGGCTTCAAGTCCGCTGGCGCACTCGATGACGACAACGAACTCTTTACGCTGGAGAACTGGTAGATGCCCGTTCCTTTGATTGCAGCCGGTGTTGCCGCTGTTGGCTCCATCGGCGGCGCGCTTATCTCATCAGGTTCGCAGAAGAGCGCAGCCAATCAGGCTGCCGCAGCTCAGCAGGCGGCGACTGACTCGCAGCTCCAGCTTGGCCGCGAGAACATCGCCTTCCAGCAGGGCATCTACGACAAGAACACCGCGTTGCTCAATCCATTCGTCCAGCGCGGCAATGTAGCTGGCAACCAGATCAACGCGCTGCTCGGTCTCGGCGGAACGCAGCCTGTCCCGACCTCCGCCGCGCAGACGGGAACACAAACTCCGGCCACAGGTCCGGCCCAGACAACCGGGGTCGTCTCGCAAACGCCGGTCGCGGGCGGAGCGAACACGATCTTTGGGCGCAAGACGATCGGCTTCAACCCGGAAACCGGAGCGACCGATTTCACCATGCCGTCAACCGCTTGGTATGCCCAACCCGCACAGCAAGCCGCCACGGCACCAA